CATCATATTCTGATATTTTCAATTTAATAGTAAATATCTGTAAATCTATTCATATTGACATAGAAGAGTATCATTACTCTCAAGATGAATACGATATGTCTTTAATAGTCAAAAATCCTATATTAAATGAATTTTTAACAAAATGGTCAAAGGTAAAAGCTATTTATGACGATAAAACAATTGATGCAGATACTTACGAAATTGTTGTTAAATCATTAATTGATAAATATACTACTGATACTTTAAAATATGATAATTTTGTAATAGATGATATGCACTTTAGCTTCCTCTCAAATGAGTAGGAGCTTTTTTATTTTTTATATCATTTCATATCTTTTCATATTGTTTCAATAATGCCTAAAAATGGACACTCTCAATTTCTTTCAATATAATTAAGTTATCGAAGTCTAATTACTGGAGGTGAAAAAATGACAACAACTGATATTATTGAAATTATTGGAATAATTGCATCTACAACAGTAAGTATTGTTGCGATTGTTATTTCAGTAATGACTTTAAAGCAAAATAGTAAAATGATTGAAGAATCAACTAGACCCTATGTTGTAGTTTGTGGCAAAACTGCGAACTACCAAGATCCAATGTTTTATTTAATAATTAAAAACTATGGATCAAGTGGAGCTATAATAACCAAATTTATTTGTGACCATGATTTAGCTGAATTTTCATATAGAAAAGAAATTACACCTTTCAAAAATATTTGTGGCACATTTATAGCTCCTGGACAATCATTTATAACTAATCTAAAAGTACCTGAATTATTTCGTGAAGAGATACCTCTTCGCTTTCAAATTGAATACAAAACCAAACATAGAACTTATTGTGAAAATATCGATATTGTATTAAAACCTTTTACAGAACTAATACAAGCACGTGCTGCAACAAAAGATGAAGAATTAAAAATTATATCTTATACTTTACAAGATCTTGTTGAAAAACACTTATAAGCAAATCTTTTTGTTTTTAATTTGTGTTTTGATTTCTTCAAGAATAAAATCATTGACTTCGAAATTAAGAGCTTCTTCTGGAAGCTCTTTTTTTACTATTTCAAAATAAGCTTTTTTAATTTTTTCAATTGTTGAAGAATCAACATGAACACCATTACTAAATGTATATACTGTATTCATTCTATTCTTCCCCCTGCTCCTCTACATGTTTAATTGAGTATCTAACACAACATTCATATTCGATACAGCATCCTCGATACTTTTCCCAATCCTTGCAGAAATAAGCAATGTCAGCTTGACCTAATAGCTTGATGCTTTCCCCCAAATACCAAAGAGGCGTTTTAGGTGCACCATCAAAGAACGAATCAATCACTTCAATTTCTTTATCAGGAAATAATTCTTTTACATTGCATAGCACCCTTTCTCTTTCGTCTAGGATTTCTTTATCCGTTTTTCCTGCCATTGGTTGACTAATGAATAGTTTCATTTATAAAATCTTCCTATTCAAAAAATACCCAGTCATCCGCTAACATATCTGTTTGTGATGGTGCCCAAGGTACAATATTTTTCTTTGCATCTAGATTATCAGTTTGTAAATTAGATGAATCTATACAAACAAAAGGATTTGTTGTTGCATCTGTTTCACATAAATAAATAAAAATTCCTTTACCATTCCAACCTTTTCTAGCAAGATTCATTCCTCTTTTTAGATATTTGATAGCTTCATCAAAACCAAAAGTAACTTCTCCTCCTAATTCTGGGCAGTTTTCTTCATCAGCAAGAATCCATCCATCATCAAGAATATTGGATAACGTATAAATGACTCTTTCAGTTTCTCTAATATCCATTTCTTTGCCTTCTTTGGTATGCATGATTACTGTTTTCTTTTCATCATCCCAATACCAATAACCACCCCATGAAGGTAATTTCATTTTCATTCCTTGTTTCATTAAATCAAATGCTTTTTTAAATTCCATAATTATTCTCCTTCTAACATTTAATACATTTATTTTCAAATTTCTTATATGCGTCGAAATATAATTCTTGCTTATTGCCATTGTAGGTTAATTCGTAATACATCCTATCATCTAACGTTGTGCTTAATAACGCTTTGTGATTTTGTAATGTTTTAGCATACCAAACAACGTAAACTTCAAAATCAACTTTGCCATCCGTTTTATCAAGATGTTCTTCTGTGTACTCTCTAACTGTTTTTTTACATAAATCTAAAAATTCACCTGAACTCATTTTTTTCTCCTTTTTTACTAAAAAATTTCTAAAATAAAAGCAATCATCATAATTAAACCGAAAATAAAAAGTGGGATAAGAATTTTACATAACCCACAAATGAATAGATCAATAAGCTTTAAAGCGATTAAAAGAACGAATAATACTTTGATTACAGTTTTCATATCAAATCTCCTGATTTTAAGCAAAAGAAAAAGCCAACTTTCGTTGACTTATTATTTATTGTCCTTGTTCCCAAGCCCATTTTTTACACTTATTAAACGCTTCAATCGCTTCTTTTGGGGCATCTCTCATAACTCCATCTTTTACTTTATCTTCATACGGTTCCCATATTTTCATCAGTTCTTCTATTTCTTTAGGATAATGTCTTAAAGCCATTTTATTTCCGCCCCTTTCTGCTAGTTGAAGCTATGTATTCAGCTTCCACTTCATCATAACGTGAATACTTATACATCTTTTTGGCGTAATCACTTATCTCACCTACATTATAATCATTTGCTATCGGTAAGTATATCTATACTTTTAATTTCATTTGCCATAATTTCATAAGAGCCGTTATCAGAATAAGGAATTTCTATACTTGCAACTTCAGGATCATTATCAATCGCTCTGGTAAAACCTTTAACAATACCCTTTATGACTTCACCTGTGGTACATTTTACCTTTACTTTTTTTCCAAAATATCCCCATAATTCTTTTTCTGTCATATGTTCCTTACTCCTTTCTTAATGTAGGCACTAAATGCGTTCCTTTATCTTTACTGTAATGAATTATGAATCTATGTGTTAATATTAAATTTCCATCAATATCAATAACATATCCTTCCATGTTTTCATCAATAATAAGCTCTTTATTATTCCAATTTCCATTTACTGTTCGTTGTATAATTCCTTTGCCTGCGTGTGTCGAAATACATTGCTGAATTTCTTCCATTGTAGCATTAGAAATATAACTTCTTCCTTTAATATAATTATTATGACCTAAAATATGCTTCCCTTGCTGTCCTTCTCGCAAAGATAAATTATATGTCTTAATAATCTCATTTTGAAGATTTACATTTTTAACATCTAATTGAATTGCTTTGTATCTATCAATATCAGTATACTTCATATTTTGATACTCTTCTATGCTTTTTGGCATAATTGAAGATTTTAATATTTTTGAAAACATTTCAAATTCTTTTTTATCAGAATTGAAACTAGTTTTTTTGAGTATTTTTAAAGCTTCTTCTGTGCTGCGTTCAGCCATGACTACTTTCTCTCTTGGATAAGCTTTTTTAAGAACGTTATCAATACCATGTTCTTTCTTGAATTGGATATTGCTTTCTTTAATGAATTGAGAACGTTTATCTTGCCATTCTCTAATCTTTTTAGCTTCTTTGGTGGAATCTACACCGCATTCATCAAGAATATTCTTTCTTTTCTTCCAAGAACGAATCTGACGCTCATAATATCTTTGCTTTTGTTCCAGCTCGTATTGATCATCATTCCTGTTCTTGTCAAATTCTTCGGTATCGACTAGATTGTTCTTATACTCATAATCAGTAACCTCATAAAAAGAATGCCTACAGTTTGCTCCACCTAGACCATCAACACGGCCATATCCCGTTGCCTTTTTAAAGTTCTGTAGACCTTTTACAGGAGTATGAAGATAAAACAACTTACCTTGCCATTCCTGATGGGATGGTCGAGCACCGCCATGACTTGAAGTCTTTACAATGTTGATGCCCAATTCTTTGCAGTTATCCATTTTAAACTTCAAAGACGTTTGATTGACACCACTTGTAACTGCTCTTTTAACTGCAGCATCCATTGAAGTTGTATGATCAGTATAACCAACTACTTCGATACCTTTTTGAGAAAGCTTTCTGATTGATGATTCAATGGCCTTGTCAGCATTGTTTCCTGCAACGATTCTAGAATATGCTTCATCACATGCCTTTATAAACTGCCTGTTGGTGCACTTTCTTGAAATGTTGCAAAGGTTTTTGATTTCACCTTGAGTATCCTTGATACCCTTGTTCAAATTCTTGTTTGACCTGTTCATCATCTCTTTTTTAGAAGTTTGAGAATCAGTATCTTTTAATCTTGAAAAGATATTGCTTACTGTCATTGCTATTCCATTCTTGATAGCTGTTTTCACTTTGCTTTGAGACGATTTCTTGACCTTTTGAAATTCAGTACCCGAATATTCAAAAAACTCTCTACAAGCTTTATTTTTCCATTTTGGATACTCTTCTTCGATATCTTCTAAAGATGCAAGGTTTCTTAAACGTAAACCCATCCAAATTAAAAGAAGAGTTTCCAATGTGCTGAAGTCATTTGAGACATCATCACCCGACTCTTCCAAAAATTTATCAGTTAACATTTACACTATCTTCATTATCATCTTCATCGATATCATCATATCCAATGCCTTCAGACGATTCAGCAACTTCTCTTTTTGCTTCTTCTTCAGTCATGCCTTGCCATTTTACTTTGTATTTCCATTCGGGCATCAATCCAGCATTCACTTCTTGAAGATCAATATTTCTTTGCTTTTCGCTATCAACAAGAATACTGTCTCCCCAATCGGTTTCAACAACACATTTCATAGACTTTGATTTGCCCATTCCAATAGCGTAGACATTCATTGCATATGCTAAATCTTCAAGCACGTTATTCATACTGTCTTGAATAGCTGAAACTGTATCAAATTTTCTTTGCTTTGATGATTTGATTTCCTCTGCAGTTTTTTCAACTTGTTGAGGATCACTTAAATCACCATAAGAAAGACCACATTCGAATTCTATTCTTTTTAGAATGTTATTGAATCCTGATGCATAGTTTGCATCACGTAACTGTGGTGCATGTACTTTGATTAGCTCAGTTATTGAAATACCATTATTGTTTGAAGTGGTATCAATATCATACGTTCTAAACAATCTTCTTTTTCCTGCAGGGAGTTCAGGTTTATTAGTGTATGGATTCATCTCAAAAGCATCACTTACAGCTTCAACCGCCATTTCTCCACCAACAAATTCCCAGATATAACGGCTGTACTGTTCTTCAGCATCCTTGATTAAATCAATTGCCTTGACATAACATGGAACACCGAGAGGAGAGTTTTTATCAATCGTATTGATAATTGGAACTCTAAAGTATCCAAATAAGGGTCTATCTACACCACTTATTTCAAAATGTTCTTCCATTCCCTTCCAGTCAGGAACTGTATCCAATGCTATTTGATTTCCAAAATCATCGTATGAGTTCTGATAGTTACCATGAGCATAATCTTTTCTAACAAAGGCGTAGTTTTCAAATGTATGTACTCCGTTTTCATATTTTTGATATTCTAAACGGGTATATACGTTTTTGCCTTTGAAAATCTGTTCTACAAAGACAGCTGCAGTTATTTTCTTTCCTTTGAAAGCTACTGGAAAAAAGCTGTCAGCATGAACTGCATCAACATATATTTGATTGCCGTCTACATATGGCTTAAAAGCAATTCCACCTTCAGCAAGCCCCCATTGAAGATCTTCATTCAAGCTTTTAATGAATTTTTGGTATTCTTTGTTTACATATTCATTAGAAGTAACTTTTGAAACGAGTTCTCTAGTTGAAGTTTTTGAAAGTTCTTCACATATCCCTTGCGCCAATGCTAAAGATTTAACACCATTTTCTTTATTAAGCCACGGCTGTTTGTTTTCCATGATATTATTCCACAATTCAATAGAATTTATCATATCACTTGATATTGCAATATCGATATCATCAACATTAAAAGCTCTTTTTATTGTTGTTGTAGGAAACATCTTGTTCTTTATCCTTTCTACTATTTTTTTAATTGCTGAAAACACTAATCATCCTCACCACCTTCATTTTTCTCAACATCAGGAAGAAATCTTCTGAGATACTTCCAAATGCCCATAATGTAATATCTCATAGCATCCATACAGTGATCATCTTCCTTAACAGGCTTTTCAACACCATTTTCTATGCTCTTTTTGTCATAGCTGTATATTACGATTTCTTTTAGGAGCATTCTTTGTTTGCTACTGAAAAGTATCTTTTTAAAGCTAATTGACTTTTGAACCCTTGAAATGCCCAACTTAACATCATTTTGAGCACCTCTTATTTTTATAAAAGGGCATGCTCTTTTTATTTCTTCAGCAAGTCCTCTTGCACTTGGATCAATATATAAATTTTGAGGATACATTCCGTAAGCTTCTTTGATTTTTTCACACGCTTTTTTAAACTTGAAAGCATATTCACTAGGAGTTAGCTGTTTACCAGATTCACGTCCTGAATGATAGAATTCATCAAGTCCAAAAGCTTTTTGCTGTACCAAATTAAGTCCCCAAAATTCAAATACAGTTGCATTCATTTGACCGTAGTCGCAAGATGCGTCTATTCTGTTAATTCCATTTATTTCATCATTCGTAAGTTCTCTATTAAGAACATGCTGATTTTCATTGAACATGTAATAGATGATTTCATCTAAACCGATTGAAATTCCAAGCCAAATCCAGTTGTACATTCTTTCATCGACTTTTTTCATTTCCATTGCTGATTGAATAAGCTTTTTACCAAGCCACTTTTCTGGAACATCTCTATAATCAACATGGATATGAATGCAGTCACTACGTTTTTCCATCTTTTTGACCCATTTAAAAATAGAAGCATTAGGATTTTTGGGAGGGTTGAAATAATACTCCATGCAGAATTCATCATCATTCCCACGAACGAATGTTGCTTCAATATTGGATATTTCGTCTTCTCCTTGGCCACGTTCGAAAAACTCGGTCAGCTCATCTAAAATAACAAGTTTGATAGGTTTTTCTTCATCAATGATCCCTTTTGTATCGTCAATAGAATCGTTTCCTGTAAAATAAACCGAATTGCCATTTTTAAGATATGTAATTTTCATTGGATTCTTAGTTATCTTAAACTGTTTTTTCTTCAATCCTAGACGTTTGATTGCTCGTTTGAATTCATTGTAAACAGTCTTAGAAAGCTTATTGTGAAACTTTCTCATGACGATTACTGAACATTCATCTTCACTTACAATCTTGTAAATACCATGAATAGCAGCGTAACTTGATTTGGTACCAGCACGTCCGCTGTCCATAATCTTATGAACATGTGAAATGTCATTGAAACAGGTCAAAAACTTTGGAATGACAATATCTGAAATACGAACCTGTTTTTTCTTAGTTTTCTTAAATTGGTGCATCATTTATAATTTCAACTCCATCATCTTCTTGATCATTCGTATTCAATTGCTTTTTCAATAGTTCAATCTTGAGTTTTTGTTCTTCGTTGGCCATGTTCAAATGACTTGATAACCATTCGAGAGCTCTAAGAGAATCTGACATTTTAATTGCCTTCCCATCCAATTCATCGGAATCTAAAAAAGCAATATCAATGTATCTTTGAACAATATCGTTAGGATCCAAAAGAATATCAGTATATAACTCTTGCTTTAGTCTTTTAATTTCTTCTTGGATTTCAGGTTTTTTAAACCATCTTGATGCCATGACACAAGCACTGTTATATTTAGCTTTGGGTTTTATTTTTAAATAAGCTTTGACCTTGTTATGATATTTTAAATAATAAATACAAAAGAGCTGATGTTCTTCATCCAGCTCACTTGTTTCTACTATTTCTTCAGCTATTTTTTTGCATTCTTTTTTGGTGTGCACACTTTTATTTTGGTGTGCACCCTTTTTCTTCTTTTTTGACCATTCATAGCGACGGCTCCATGACTTGACAGTATTGATTGTCGTACCATATTTTTTAGCAATTTCTTTTTGCTTCATGCCGTTTTTATAGTCTTCGAATGCTAACTCGTGTTTTTCCAAATCATGTCACCACCTCCATTTTTTTATTTATAGAAATAGCAGTTAAAACTGCATCGTTGTTTTTGAAAAAGAAAAAAGCTCCATAAGGAACTTTTTCGCAAGGGGTTTAACCTATATGTCTGAACTGTGATTTTAAATTAAATGGGATTGTTTCATTTCTTTAAAAACCACAATAGCATAATAGCATGGAAATAAGGGTTCAATCTAGGTCCACTTTGGGTCCAATTAGGGCTCACTTTGGGTTCAGTTTGGGTCCAAAATAGGTCCACTTTTAATAAAAATTTATCATTTGTGATAAAAGCGTTCTTATTTATGGTTTTTAATACTATCTCTAGAGATTTGAAACACTGCTTTCATTTGCTTTTTAGCACCACTCCCAAATAGATATTTTAAAATAAAATGTGATAAAATAAAAAAGCACATACAAAGATGTGCAATAAAAACTACGGAGGTACTAGCAACATGCTATTTACATCAAGCAAGAATATTAGCTTTGGTGTAAGGAAAGGAGCAAGTATTCATGGAATACCTAGTAATGCTCTTTTTAATCTTAGTAGCAACTAAAATGTTGTTGAACTAATCCCACACTTACTTAAAGCTAGTATTCGAAGTAGAAAAAGAGGAAGAATTGCCGTTCTTCCTTTTTTCTTTTAGCATGCTATTTTAATCCCATACTTACGAAAAGCATTGTAGACACAATGATTATTTTTATTTTAATCTTACCTCCGTGCTACATAAATAATATAACACAAACAAAGAAAAAATGGACAGTTTTTTATCGAAAAAAAGCGACATTTAGCGAGTTATATAGTCATATAGAGAGTTATAGCGACATATATAGAGATTTATAGAAAATAAAAAGAATGAAATTTCTATTCATTCTTGATACTTTCATAAAAGATATTATTCAATTTTTCAAGCGATGGGCGGTGTTCCATGTCAAGATATTTAGATAATTCTAAACATGCTTTTGGAAATTCTCTTTTGTAAGTTGATTTGCTGATACAAAACGATTCTTCTAATGTGTCAATCATTTCATTGTACCCTCTTGAACATACATACGTTCTAATGATGTTTCTATGTCCTGCGTTTAGCAAATATACTAACGGCATAAATTTATCAAGTTCTTTGTTAAAGAGCTCTAGGCGCTTTGTTAGAAGCTCCCTGCGCAACATATTAGAAGTGATTTGTTCTCCTTTTGGTTTTGAAAAACTTCCAGGAGCTTCATTACTGTATTTAATTGATTGAGGGCTTGGAATGTCCTCAATTTCAAATGTTAAAGAGAATTTTTCAATATTTATTAGGCGTAATTCTCTAAGATATTTTTTAACTTCATCAATGATCTTCTTTTCTTCATCTGTATATTTCATTCCTTGCCCTCCAAAATAATTAATTATTAATTTTTATGATCTTGATAAATTGCATAAGCAATTATCCCTGCCAATTCAGCAAGGATAGTTGCTGCAACTCCACACCAAAATGGGTTAATGTACATTATTTATCACCATCTTCTTTTATTTCTACATTGCCTTCTTCAAGGTACTTTCTTTGTATTTCGAGTTTTTTAATTGCTTTCAAATGCAATTCCTTATCAAAATTAGTTGCACACGTTAAACGACCAATAACGTATTTGATTTCTTGATTAGTCAACTGACAATCATTAAGCTTTTTAATTAATATATTCATTTTAATCACCTTTTTTTGAATTTTTGACTACATAAATCAATACCATACACAATACTTACGACCGAGAGAAAATAAAACATGAGTGAATTTCGATATGGTTGATTAATGATTGCAGTGATTATATGAGCTATGATGATTACAGTATAAATCGCTAACAGTTTTGTATTTTGTTTTAAAAACTTTTCTTTTTGTTGACGGTATTCTCGAAGCAAACCGTATAGATTGCTTATTGTTTCATTTGCAAGATCCAATCCACTAATCAATGCTTCATTTTGTTCTTTTAAATTTTTGCAACGTTTTTCTAAATCATTTTCAGCTTCTAATTTAATCTTCTGCATTATTTACCACCTACTCACTTGATTTGATATCAATAACACCATTTTCAATAACTTCTTTTGCTGGAAAGAATTGAATGTCATAGGCATAAGGATTTTCTTTTTTAGCTTTTGTTTGAATACAAGTGTATGTAACATCATTTGACAAATGCGCATAGAACAGCTTGTACTTTCCTTTTCCAGTTTTGATTGTTACGTTTAAATCTCCATCTTCATCACTATCAAGGGAAATTTTCCCCTCAACAGTGAATAATGGATCATTTGTTCTAGTATTAAGAGCAACGACTTTTCTTGTAATTTTAAAGTTGTTTGCATCTTCTCTAATATTCCAATTAACTCTAGATGCTTTTGAACATCCAGTTAAAACAAATACACTTGCTAATATGATTAATACTTTTTTCATTTATTTTCTCTCCTCTTTCTTTTTGATGTGGTGTCTTTCTTCATACCATTCAATATCTTCTTCAACACGTTTTAATAAATTCTTTTCTCTTACTAGATCCTTTTCACTTGCTCCTGGTCTAGTGATATAGTATTGCAAAGCATGTTTTACTGTTTGCATTCTTCTATACTGATTACCCATTTTTATCTCCTATATTTGGAATAGTAATTGGATAAAATCTTCCTTCTTGAAAAAATGTATTAGATAAATCATTGGATTTTATACATTCAAGAAATATCCATTCATTAGATTCTATTTCTTTAATTCTTACAATTTCTTCATAAGGAGCATCATATACCCACATACCAGGGGTTAAATCTTCAAATTTAAGGGGTTGAGGATGCTTGATTTCATTCATTGCATCCTCATAGCCTTCATCATATTGTCCTCTATCATAAATTAGAGCTTTTAGGAGTTCTTCTTTATCAACATTTATGCCAACTTTTTGTACAGCTTTAAATACTGAATTTTCAAAATCCTCATCCATCTTTTGAAATAATTCTTCCATTACTATTTCTATTGGTGACTTATACATTCTTCATACCTCCAAATCAATTCATCAATGGTTTCATCATCTTTTGCATCTTGAAAGTAGCCTCTCATCCTCATGCCGACTAATGTACTGATTTCATCAAAGTCATCTCCACCACATCCATCATCAGAAAATTCTTTTAATAAATCTAATTCAAATTTAGTCATCTTCCATCAACTCCTTTTTCCAATATTTTTTATTCTTTATTTTTGCATAGCTGGTACCATATATTTTATCAAAATCTTTTTCACATTTTTCCAGTTCTTCACATGCCTTATCAAGAGCCTTTTCTAATTGTTTACAATAAAATTGTAATGCTTTATTATAAAGTTTCATTTTTTTGACATTTGATTTTTTCATTCTATCCACCGCCTTATTTTCTTGGTTGCAATTTAATCTTATAAATACTGCTTAAGAAATCTATTCCTTTTTGGGTTACATAATAGTAACTTCCTACGATAGCATTAGAAGCTTTAGCAGCATTTCCCCATTTAACTAACTTTTCCCAGCTTTCTTTATACTCTCCACTAGCAACAAAAAAATTTCTATAATACTCATAGACTTTTTGACCTTTTCTAATTCCATTAGGATCAAACCCTAAAGCATGACACATATTGTCAATTTCAAATAAAGCAGCATCCATTATAGCCACCCCAATTCCTTACATTGTTGGTTGATTGCTTTTAAAAGTTCCATATCAACTGCAGGCGGTTCATCATAGCAAAGATCATAATTTTCAGAATACTCATCATGGTATACTGTTGTTATTTTTTGCTCTTTATCAAACAAAACTACAAATGTATATAAGTATTCTTCTTCATATACGATTGGTTTTTTATAAATAAATCGATCTAATCCAAAATGATCAAATTTATCTTTTTTAAATCCCATTGATTCAAACATTTCTTGTGCTGTCATTTAACTTTTCCAACCTTTCTTGCTCTCTTTTAGCTTTTTGAATTTTCACTTTAAAAACTTCATCATCACTAACGTTAAACATAACTTTCAATTGATATAACATGATTTCCACATCTGCAATTTCTTCAACTAAATTAGCATAATACTCCGGTTCAGCTGGTCTATCTTCATATCGTAGCATCTTATTCACAGCTTGAATGAGTTCAGCGCATTCTTCCATAACTTGTCTTGATTGTGCTTCTTTTCCATAAATTTCAATGGATTGTTTAAAAACTTGTTCTTTAATTCCCATATTCTTATACTCTTAACCTTTCTTAACGCTTTAATCTGTATAAACACAAATAGTGTTTCCTTCCACTCGATAGCCAAAACATAAATTACCACCATCACAAAGAAGAGCAATTTCTCTGTCGGTTAAATTAGGGACATTTTTAAGAACTTTATATTTTACATGAGCGTATCCAACCTTATCGCATGACACAACAACATCGTAGTCATCCATATTGATTTCATTAGGTCTTCCAATCTTAAATTTGTATTTTCCCATTAATTCCTTATATGTTTCATAATTTGATTTTTCATTTCCCATTTTATTTTTCCTCCTCAACGATATCTTTCATGTCATTTTTGTAATAACAATCTTCACATACTGCATAGCCAAATCCACCGCTATTCAAGATGATTCTTGATGTATAAGAAGCTCCGTACATGATTTTCTTTCCGCATTCACAACAGGCAACTTTCTTGTTCATATCATCTTCGTAATATGTAGACCCTTCAGGCAATGTGTAATCTTCATATTGGCCAGTTTCCAAATCATACTTTCTAGCAAAGGCATGATCCATTGCAGTTTTTAATAAATCAAAATACTTTATAGCATCTTCATGCGTCATATCCTTGTAGTTTGCATCGATTACAACAACATCACGCTCTTTACAAAGTTTTGACCATTCTTCACCTGTCATGAGTTATCACGCCCTGCTACTGGTTTATTACGCATAAAATCATCAAAATCCATATTACAATCCGAGCAGATTTCTGCTTTTTTTGTTACAAGCCCACAGCCGCCATCACTTTTCAATCCACCTGCTTGATATGAGATTTTATAATTATTGACCTCTTTGGTTTTGAAAATTCTTTTACATCTGTCACATTGAACGATTCCTCTATCTATTTTCATTGGTTTGCTTCCTCTCTTCTTTTCTTGGTGATCATAGAAAGTCTTTCATTTCTTTCTTTGATTCTTAAATTTTGCATTCTCAAACGATAATTTTAATTTTCCAGATACGAAATTTTTTTCTTGAGGGGCAAATAATTATCTTCACCCCATTCAAGAAGTAAAGCTCTTAATTCATCACACTTTGACATCTCTTAATTTCCTGTTCAATTTTCTTAAAAGTTTGTACGGAAATGGATTTTCTTCTAAATATTCAAAATAGCTGACTGTTGTTGAAAATCCTTTTATACCATCAAAATTGCCATGTGAGTAAGGTGTAGCGATAATTTTATTCAAAGCAGCTTCAATATCACCATCAACAATCCTTTTATCGGCACTACCCATACACATTGCATTTCCTGTCAACATATTTGGCATTGCATATTCATAAAGTTCGGTATCTCCACCCTTGTAACTCTTGTAGCAATAACATTGAATGCTTTTAACAATTTTATTGTCGTAATGAACAACATAGATAGCATTAGGAAAATTGATTTTGTATGAATGATTATTATAAGTAACATATTGCATATGTTCAGGTTGTTTAATGACTACATAATCAATACCAGAACCTATCGTGTTTTCAGAAAACAATTTTATGTTTGCTTTCTCATGCTGATCTTTGATAAAAAAATCATTAAAAAGTTTTACCAGTTCTTCTTTTGAAAGCATTTTGAATGTAATCTTCTCGTTTTGTTTGATACATAATTCAGCATCATCTTTTTTGTTGTTTAAACGAATGATTGCTTCTCTCATTACATGATCACCTCGCTTTTTGTCTTTAATGTGTTTGAAAGAGCTGAAATCAAAGCATTTGAAGTAAATTTATAATCACAATCATCTACTTTTCTTTCGACTATTATTTGCAACAATTCCGTATTGTGTCTTTCTTTTTTTGAAACATTGGCCATGATTTCTAGAGCTTCATTTGCCACTCCAAAATTCAAATCAGGATATTCCCATCCTTCAATTTCAATGTTTCTTACGTTTCCTTTAACAAATTGACCATTTATAAATCGATATCCAAAACCATATAGCATCGCTCTTATTTGATAGCTCTTTTTATAAAGCTTTCTGAATTTCCTAGCTTTTCCCTTATTCTTGAATTTGATATATAAGAACTGCATTTCAGTGGTACCTAGACAGTAATAATCAACTTTTGGTTCGGATAATGTTTCATCCGAGTACTCACACCACTCTTTGGCTTCTGCATATGTTTCTCTAAAGACACCTTTTAATTGTGGAATAATAAAACTTACATTTACAAACACTTCATTCTGTTCATCATATAATCCTTCAATTATTGTTTCGAATCCATCGACTAAAAACTCATTTCTATCAAAAAACGGACTTAATATAACTTCTTCAAATTCATAGTCGATAACATCTGGAAAAACATGTTCATCTAATAAGTCGATTTCTTGAAAGTTTTGTATCAGATCATTAGACTCATCTTCTTCAAATGCAATCGTTAAATCATCTATAGCTTTTGGTGATGTATAACTTAAAGCGTTGATGAAAAATTTTTCATAGGTGTTAGGTTCTAATTTATCTGGAACATGATCAGTCGTAAAAAACTGTCTCAAATCTGTTGACAAGTTGAACACCTTCTTTCAACTGATACATGATTAAAGCGTTGCAATGTTCCAATATCGATACGGCCATTTTTGCATTGGTTACTAAAAATTGAACATTTCCTTTGGCGGCCTGTTCTTGACAAGAAACGTCAAGTGGGTGCTTATCCAAATCAAATTTGTAACATTGACTTCTCAAATTACTTTGTTGAATACCATTCTTTTTTGTTGTGATATAGATATTTCCTTCATATTCACTATTTGCTGAGTCGATGTAAATAACATCATCTAGCTTCTTAAATACTTTTTCTAAAATCATTCTTGTAGCATCATTATCGACACATCCTATGATTACAGGAACATATCCCTTATCGTCTTGGATAAGAGCAAATAAACTTTCATAAGTGCAATATTTATCATCGAACTCACACTCTATTGGATAAAGAGAATTGATTTTTCTCGATAATGCCAAAGCCTTATTATCACCAACGTCTTGAGCTTGATATCCTTGACGTTCGATATTTTTAGATTCGACTGTATCACCATCTATAAGTATCATTTTATGTGACGTTCCTAAAAGAAGTTTGGGAAGGTCTCTTGCTAAAAGAGAACCAGTCCCACCAACTCCAATTACATAGAATTTATATCTTGTATAATTATTGGCCATGCCAACCACCTAGCCTTTTCTATGTTGTTTTCCAGTTACAACAAGAACGTTGTCATCCTCGATATAGCTGTATTCCATTGTTCCTGCAAACTCATAATGGCGGTGTTGTAACATGATGTCCGTAATTTCCTTTTCGGTATATTCTTGGCCATCAGCAAATCCATAAGAAGAAACATCAATCAATCTTCCTTCAGAATAGACACCGAATGGATACTTGTACGTTTTTTCACTACTTGATTTTTTCTTAGGTGTTTTTTTACCTGCAGGTTTTTCTTCTTTTTTAGATTCTTCTGCAATTTCAGTTGCTTGTTCTACTGCTTGTTTTACCTCCTCAGTCGCTTGTTTTTCAGCTTTTGCAACTGGAGCAGGTTGTTGATCAGCTTCTTTTGGTGCCTCTTCAACCTTTTCCACTTTTTCAACAACTGCATCTTCTTTAGCTGATTCCTCAGCTTTTTTCTTCGCTTCTTGTTCTTCTCTAACTAAATCAAACAATCCCATAATTTTCCCTCCTATTTTGGCCTTCTTTCGCCAATTTCTTCTAGACATATTTTTAAACATTCATTTTCAGCAAATTCACGAATGATAACCAGTTCACACACTTGAATATCATCGTAATATGCCACATTATTGAGTGCATCCAAAACTACTTTTATGATATTATCGATATCAGGCTTGACAGTACAAAGAAATGTCTTATCCAATAGCCAACTTCTTAATTTTTTAGTGGTCGACTTAGGAATTTCTCTGTATGCAAATATCTTCACCCTCAACGCTTTATCACTTTGATAACTTGTAGTTTTTCGATAGCACATTGCTATTTTTTGTTCGTAATCCCTTGTTTTTTTAGGCGTGTACGCTCTTACGAATTTTCCTTGCGTAGTAAATCTCGGTCTGCCTTTTCCAACGATTGCTCCTGGAACGGTAAACCAAAATTTCTTGTAATCATTTTTGATACCTAAATCAAGCAAGCATTGGGTCGAAATCATCTTCTAGCTCCTCTGGAACAACAGTGTCTTCAAGAAGTGCATCCAATTGTTCCTCTTCTTGGTAATCATCCTCAATTATTTCTTCTTGTTCATCATCTGCAGGTTCTTCTACATCCATATCTTCGAATTCATCATAGTTTGTAGGTTGTTGTACAATTTCCAATGCTTGTTGATCACAAGCGCTTTTCTTAGGATCCTCTTTGATATTGAAGTAAACTGTCATTGTGATAGTGGTTTGTCCACCATTTAATTCTGTTTGATCACACGCTGCTAAATAATATGGGTTCCAATCACCAGCAAGCGTAATAAATTCATCAACACGTTTTGCATCCAACATATAGATATCAGGAAATCCTATCTTGTCCAAAATCTTATTATCTTCTTCAGAAATCCATCTTTGTGTCACTTCAACAATTTTAGGAATCTTGTAAGGATCACCTTTATCTACAGAAAAAACCTTTTTCGACATATACCCTGTATGCTTGAAGAAATTTCTAATTGCAATTAAATATGATTCTTGACAGCTAAAATGTTCAGATTTTGTCAATTTCATATCCCCATTCGGTAATTCCGATAATTCATAAGGAATTTTTCCAAATTCTCTTAATTCATCATCTAAAAGCAAATTACTTTGAAAATCATAAACTGCAGCATAGTTGTTACACACTAGATATAGCTTTTCCTCGTCGCCATAAAATACTGGTGTGTATCTTTTATTTTTCCTGATGATTTCCTTTGCAATCGAAAGGAATTTATAGAAAAACGGTTCTTCATCTTTTTTTATGAGCATTTTCATCTCTCCTTTTTGTTTGATTTATTGTTTTTGCGGCCAAATCTTCATCCTAACGAATGTTTTTAGATAATTGGTAAAGTTAATCATCTTAACAGTAAACACTCGCTAGAAACGAAAATTTTAAGTTTTTTTATTTTAGACTAGAATTGAATGTCATCTTCTATGATGTTGAAAGGTGGATTTTCATTCATAAAACTGTCTTGTTGCTGATTTTGTGTTGGTTGTTGGTACTGATTTGGATTGTATGTCGATTGTGAATGATATTGTTGTTCTTCATATTTGTCTCTAGGTTTTGTTTCTAAAAACTGAACTGAATCACAAACAGCTTCAGTAACATATACACGTTGACCTTGAGCATTGTCATAAGATCTTGAACGAAGTCTACCTTCAACTCCAACCAATGAACCTTTAGAACAGTACTTTTCAACATTTTCAGCGACCTTATTCCAAACTACACACGAAATGTAATCCGCTTGCTGTTCTTCATCATTTCTCTTTGGTCGATTAATTGCTAAAGTGAAACTTGTAACTGCTGAACCGTTTTGAGTTCTTCTAAGTTCAGGATCACGTGTCATCCTACCAACTAAAACTACTCTGTTTATCATATCTTCTACTTCCCTTGTTATTTTGATTTTGAAGTTTTTGTTCTAATCTTACCTTTGCTTCTCCCCTGTATGTAAGAACTCCAGCATTTCGTTTTCTAACATGTTCTTCATGCAGTATCCTGATTGACTCCTTATCGTAATTGCATCCTTTGAACTTTTCGATATTTTTCTTAGCTTCTTGAGAATTGAAAAATCTAAATGGAAAGTTTCCATATTCTTCATCTTCAAAACTAACAATTACGGTGTAGGGTTCAATTAATTCAATTGTGTATTCAGAAACTTCAATGTTAGAAATGATTTCAGGAATATTAGCTGGATAACTTGATTGAGATGTTCTTTTAATAATCGCATTCTTTACTTGTTCAAATGAATATTCCTTTAGCATTTCATACCACGTAGCAAACAAAGTTTTATCTTCGATGTTAATCATTGCTCCTACATACATATTTTTGTAAAATTTCAAAATTTCTCTTAATTCCTTTTTTTCCAAAATTTCTAAATTCCTTTCTGTGAGTGTGAGTTACTACTATATATAGCAATCTGCCAACTCGCTTTCGAAGCAATGTTATCTATGCACATGCTCTCACTCACTCGTTCTTTACGTTCTTATACGTTCTTTACGTTCTTATATAATAAAGATAGGGTGTCTATTTTTTATACAACGGATGTATAATTTTTAGACAACCGGTGTCTATTTTTTATACAACGGATGTATAATTTTTAGACAACAAATCCATTTATTTAATCTTGATATTTAGAATAATTAGGCACATAAATGGTGGTATCTTTATTGGATGTCTTATAATTAATATACGAACCTTCTTTTAGAATTTTCATAAATTTGTCTACTGTCATTCTTGTTTTCCACCCTAAATCATCTTTAATTTGATCCATTGTAGTAACGAAGGACCCAACCTCGCCACGTTTGCTATCAAAGGTGGCATTAAAGAGGCAATACGTGAATAAATGCCATGCTTTAGAATCTTTAAAAATAGGATCCTTCATTGCTTTTCTATACAGTTTTACATAGCCTTTCGTATCTACCTCTCTAGCCATTTCATTGTTAACATCCTTTCTTTTATAAATTTCCAAATTGTGATAAAATATATCTTGCCTATGTGGCAGAATGGAGAGTGGTCTTTTTGACAAAACTTTTGATTTTGCCCTGTTCTCTTATTGTGGGGACAACAAACTGATGCCTCGACAGGTCAACAGGCGTAAAAATAATTGCTCTGTAGTTTTCACTTTCGTGAAGGGAATCACGTTAATAACGCAGTGATGGCACACGCTAAAATGCTAAAGAACTACATCAATTCCCATGAATCATCAACTAACGGGCCAACCTTTAACTAGCTTTTTTTGAAGGCTATCATGCAGAACTGAAACTGCATAAGTGATGATGCGTACATAGAAGCATTATGCGCTATATAGTGTAGTGATTAAGCTTTATACTTTTTCGCTTGCATACGTAAAGAGTAAACAAATTCAGGCAAACGTCAGTAAGAATAGCGCTCTTATTGACGTTTTGTTTTGCCTAGAAAAATATTTTATCAACACTTACATTTGGAAATTTCTTTTTAAACTTCAATAGGAATTCATAGCTTGGGGTTTGATAACCACTCTCAACCTTGTAGTAATACGAAGGTGAAACCCCAATTTGAATTGCCATGTCTTTTTGTGATAACTTCTTGGAATTTCTAAATTCCTTTAACTTATCCATTTTGATAAACCTCTACATTGACATTGGGTCAAAATCATCAACTGGAACTGGTTCAGCTTGTTTTTCCTCATTGATGATGTCTTTCATTGTTGGTGCGGTATTAGCTTCAATTTGTTGTGGCGCTACTTCTTCAGCTACAAAACCACTTGTTGCATCTTCAACACCCATTTCTTCAGGAACGTACATTCCTTGGAATTCAGAAGTAAACGCTTCTCTTAAACATTGAGCAACTGCAACTTTTCTAATCATTGTTGCAGGTTTACCGCTCCATTGAGAATTGACTGTCCCATCTTTCTTTCTGCCAACATATTCATCAAGTGAAACTTCAACTCTTTCAGGCTCTCTATCTTTTCGATAGACTTCACACCATCCTCCAACAAGTTCCTCTCTTGATGGAATATAGAATGTACCAACACGATAATCAATCTTACCTTCAGCAGTTAAAACAATGATTCCTGCTTTCTTTCCTTGATATTCAGGATGTTTATCTGCTCTTTTTTGATATACATCTTTAGAAACAACCATTGTTGCTGGTGAACTACCATATTTGATTAAGTGTGCTTCTTTGATGAACGGATTTAATTTTTGAGCTGAACATAATGCAATGAACAATTTAACTTCTTGATCACTTACATTACCTCCACCGGCAACCAAATAGCTTTTTACGATATTTGAGCTTAATTTAATTTCTCCTGTATCTGTTTTAATTGTTGTAATTTTGTTTTCTCTTGCTTGACTTGCTTGTTGTACCATGCTTTGTACTGCCATAATTTATTTTCTCCTTTTGTTTAGTGTTATAATTTACCTCGAAAGTGAGGTGAAATAGTGTCAGTAGTGCTAACAAAATTAGCTGATAAATTCTTATGTTCTACATATAAAACATTTCTAGAAAGGCGTGCTCAAGGTTATTCGTTAGACAGATCAAAACAATTTAAAAATAACTTTGAGCAACGAGAACCATATATTTTAGATTTTAATATCGAAGATGTTGGCGACATTCTAGATGAATTAAAATCCATTGGCTTTGTTAAGGAGTGGGTAAGTGGCGACTTCCTTCTCACAAATAATGCTATTATTTATATGGAAAAAAGATTTAAAAATGGTTTGATAGAACTTACAGATTTTATCGCTAAGTTTATTCCTTAGGACGTTCAGATAATGAATGTCCTTTTCTTGATGAAATAAAATCGCATTTGTAATCACCTTCAAACTTTAAAACTATTTGTGTACCTAGATAATCTGTTTCTGATGAAACGGACATAACTCCCTTAATTTCATGACCATTAACGAATAATTTTCCATTCTTATCTAAATAAACCTTATTCATAATTTCACCTCATAACTTTCTTTAATTGATTTCTTTAACGTTATATTTATTGACCACTCCTGTTTGAGGATCACTTAATTCTTTTTCAGTTAATTTCACTTCACCGAAATTGAATGTTGGATTGATGTTTTTGATTACATCCATGTATCTATTCAACATTTGAAGAGCTCCTAAATCACCCTCAAATTCAAATGTTTTTTTCCATGTTCTGCCTTGGAACTTTTCAGGCGTTTGCTTGATTTCAGTAACGATATACTTATCATTTACGTTAGCAATCGTTTCATCACCACGCTTGATTGGTGTGTATTTAGGTTGATTTTCAACTGTTTGAGAAACTTGTTTTTTGACTGCTTCCAACTCTTTTTGGTGTTGAAGTTCTGCTTCTTTTTGTTTCTTTTCAAACTCTTCCTTTTGATGTTGAAGTTCTGCTTCTTTTTGTTTAGCAACTGCTTGTGATTGCTTTTTGATGTTATCTACTTCATCAGTAATCATTTCAGTTACTTTAGGAAGACCTTCAGTATTTAAAAGAGCTTGATATTTTTCTCTTGAAATAAGCTTTTCATCAACATTTGCAATAAGACATGCATTGATGATTGTTTTTTCGACCATTTCTAAATTCAATTTGTCATTCTTTTCTTTTTCCATTAAAGCATTGAATTGTGCTTCAACTTGTTCTTCAAATTTCTTTTTGGATGTTGAAGCGTTAAGCCATTTTTCATCAAAAACGAACTGATCAGCATATTCCTTTGAAATCATCTTTCTAGAAATCAATACTTCTTTTAGTTGATCAATAGCTGCTTGACGTTCTTTTCTAAGAGCTTCCTTTTGCTTTTGAACAAATACATCCACATTTTCAGCCACAACACTTGCAGTATCATTTAAAGCTTTAACAACTTTATTTACCTTTGCTTCAAATTCTTGATAAGGCTCAATGTATGCTTTTTTGACTGTTTTTCTTTCAGTTTCTAATTTTTTAGCATACGAACGATATAATGGAACCATTCCAGTTTTAGCTTTAACAAAATCTTTGTAGTTCTTTTCATCTACAACCACACCTTTTTTAGCTTCAATTGCTGGAATCAATTTGACCATTTCATCAATATTTGAGACAATCGCTTCATTTGCTGGTCTTTTTTGAACTTCTAATGAAAGGTGTTTTTCATCAATGTCAACGTGTTCTTCAATAACTTCAGCTTTTGCTTCAACTACCTTTTCTTCTTCAGTTGGTCTAAAGAATTCGATGACGTTGACAACTTTATAACGTTCATCAAGTTCTTGGTTAGCCGGTTGCCAGAAGATTGCATTATCTTGTTTTAAAATGACAAATGCTTTATCTCCTGGATATGTTAGTTTGACAACTGGTTCTCCATTCACAAGAAAGCAGTTGTTGATTGATAGGAAGTTGATAACTTTATCAAATTCTTCTTTGGTTGTGATTTTTACAGCTACTAGCTCATTAAGTAGCCCTGATTGAAACTCATTCATTTTCTTTTTTCTCCCTTCTACGATAAAAACTTATTTATGAAATACACTTGACCTTTACCTGTTACTTTAGTAGTCAATGTAATCCTTGTACTTCCATCTGGATTAGTAATTGTTCTTTCTTTGACTTCAAACAATCCAAGATCCATTGATTTTTGAGTAGGCTGATTGTAACGTTCACCCTTTTTAATTAGATATTCGTTTTCTCTCATCCACTCAAACAAACGATTTTGACCAATCTCATAGCCATTTTGTCTGATAAGCTTTGCCAACTGACCAATCAAGATTGATTCATTGCTGGCACTTACTGCATCAGCAAACAATGCCTTTGGTTTCAATTCCTTGTTCTCTTCCATTAGCGCTTTAACTTGCTTTCTTGAATATTCCAAAGCTCTATTCATTACTGCTTCAGGACTGTTCCATCTTCTTTCCAATTCCAAGAAGTATTGTCTGACTTCCTTACCCCTATCACTTCGTTGAATCATTGCAATTTCTTTTGCCATGTCGAGAGTGATTTCATAATCTGTTGATGGTCGACCACCTTTAGGGTTTTGGACAATTTTGTCCATAACTTCTCGGTAATCAATTTCTTGACTAAACCCGTATTCAGCCATTCTTCCAAACCACTTTTTAAATGGAGTTTCAATTTCTAAAAATTCATGTAATTCTCTTGCTGACAATGTAATGCGGTCATTGTCATAATTTACTTTTAATAGTTCGTTCATATAGGCTCTCCTTTCTAACTGACTTCTTTTAATTCCTTATTCCTGTTTTCTAAAAATGGAGGTGGAGTTTTAGTTTTTATTAAATTCCAATACCACAATTCCGTTTTGAATAGATATTTAGCATCTAGTACCAAATCATCATAGTGTAGATAAACAACTCTTGTTTCTTGTTTTCCTGCACCATTGTTAGCCCAAGGAATATCAAGAATTGCATATAAAACAAAATGTCTTAATCCTGTTGTTATCATGTAATGCAAGACTTGGAAATAGTAAGTAATTGGAATGTGATCATTGGCCCATTCTTTTAACATTGCACCATTTTGAATAGTTGTTGATTTGATTTCCAATCCCCATTTTTCTTTGGTTGCAATTTCAATCATTGCCCCATCTAAATTAGCTCTTAAAAATGGATATTTCTTGTTTGAAAGACTGATATCTTTCGTATCAATCAATTCAAACTTGTTTTTATAAAGGACACCGAACAATTCAATGAGGATAGGTTCCAATGCATTTCCTTTTTCGATTGCTTCACTCGTTTGAAATACAGGCTTTTTAGCACCTGTCTTTTCCTCCCACAATTCATAAGGTGTTTTGTAATTGTTTACGTTCATTACAATTCCTGCATCAGAACCACCGATTCCTTTTCCTCTTAGACTATGCCAATGTTTTTCATCTTTTACATAGTCAATGTTGCAGTTAGGAAAAAACTCCTCATAGTTCGTAGTTTCCATCTTCTAGATCCTTTTTGCATTGTGCTAATTCCTGATTGAGATAACCAAGTTGAAGATAATCATCACTGTCTAGATGATCCTTACATTCCATGCAAATGATTGAACTCTCTAAATCAGCAACTCTTTCTTCTAATTCTTTCTTTTTCATCTTCTAACGCCCCTTTATATTGTTCTTGGATGTAGTTATTCAGTTCATTACAGCAATGATTGAAAGCATTTTTTGCTGGTGTAAACATTTCTTTGACCTTTTCAATGTCAATATCAATTGGTGCCATTTCTAGAAAAATACTTCCTAAGAAACACCAATCATCAGTTGGCATAACTTTAAGTTCATCACCTTCTTTTTTGATTCCAACTTCTAATTTAAATAATGGAATTTTTGGTCTTTCTACAGGTTCATTTTCTGCTGAACCAACTTGAACAACTTTGACATTTGCACCTGCAGCTTTAGCTGTTTGGATAATGTCTTCTAAATCTTTTTTTGTCATATTCTATTCCTCTCTTTTTATATAGATTTCTACTGTGTACTTTTGCATTTTTGGACTGTCAACAAAGATATCTATCTTGTTTCCTTTGATAGCCCCTCCGCAGTCTTGAGCCACGTATTCCTTGCCATTGATTAAAACTATGGAACCATACGGAATGATTGAAGGGTCTACCGCAATGGTTCTTTCCTCTTCAGCAATAGCACCTGTAGAAGTTAAACGACCGTAAATATCTTCTCCGGGCCAATAGTAAGTAACAGTAAATTGGCCAAGAGCTCTTCATTTTTGAAGTTCTTCTAATTGAGCTATGAGATACTTGTTATCCTCTTGAACACTGTCATATAAATCTTCGAAACGATTCTTATCAGATAACGCATCACTGTAATAATCTTCTAAAAGAGAAATCTTTCCCTTTTGTTGTTGAACTTTTGTTTTATAAGCATCCAATTTGTTTTGGTAGTAACAGATTGGAGCAATGATACAAAACATCACTAATATTGAAATAAGAAAATATGTTCTTTTTTTGACTTTCATATTGCATTTTCTCCTTTAATGACTTAGAATTTACTTGCTATGTTGTGTGCCTAGATATAGGCACCTTTTTTATATACTCCTGACCAAGATTGCTAAACAGTTAGCGATAAAACAACCGATAACAATAATCGTGGCCAAACCTCTTGCTGATAGTTTCATAAATCACACCTCCTTTTCGTTCACTTTAAACATTGCAATGTATTCACATTTTTTAAGAAACCCTTTCTCATAAGGTGTAAGACCACCTGATAGAAATAAGTTTTTGACTTCTACTTCAAATCTTCCTGATTCATAGCCCAATTCAAAACGATTTCTTAGATAATCTTCTCTTTGAGAAATTCTAAGAATTGCTAGAAATTTTTTATCTATTTCACTCTTGATCATTTCTCTATCCGCACGAACCAGCATTTTTCTATCTCTTCTATCTTTGGCAATCTTATTTGCCAATTCATAGTAGGATTTTTGATACCATTTGAATTCCTTTAACATGTGGATTAAAACAGCAATGACAACAAACAAAATACAGCAGATGATAATTAATGAATTTTTACTCATAAATTTTCTTTTCCTTTCCATTACTGACCACCAAGGAACCAACCTCGTGTTATTTAAAATGATTAATTTCACAATATTAGGACCATCTTTATGATTTATATGACTTTTTTATTTGTTCAGGAGTTGAGATTGGCTCTTTGATGACCAGTAATCTATTTAATTTTTTTTAAGCTAAACTATCTACATATTCTTTAGCTTTTTTTGCCTTGTAATAATTGCTTACGTCAAGACCTGCATACTTTCTTTGAAATTCCAAGATTTCTTGTTGACTGAATTTTCTACCACGCCCTAATCTGATAGGACGAAATATTTCAAGGTCAATAAAGTTAAGTAACTGGTCTCTTGAAATTCCTAGATCTTCACGTAATTCTTTTTCAGTGAGCATCTTTGTTGGTCTGACTTCCATGTGTGTTTCCTCCTTTCAAAAATTTCCAAATTGTGATAAAATATTGTTACACTACGATATCGAAAGTTAATATCTAGTTAGGAGGTGGTCGCATGTTAAAAGCGGCTTTAAACTCCCCTATTCTTCTAAAATAAAATTTACACATTCATGTGCTAGCAGGTGATGCTTGTTTGTACTAGTGACAGCCAATTTATTTATATAAACGACTAGTACGTTTTCAAGAAAAACGGCTATTTTATAAACTGTAGCTTTAAGGTAAATTCTATTTGTCTCATTGTAGGGTAACAAAGCAGATGCATACTGCTTTAAGTTTGAGACTTGATAAGTGTTGGATATCAAAGAAGTAAACAAATCGTGCAGCCGTTAGTACCAACACTACTAATGGCTTTTTTATTTACTGAAAAATATTTGATCAACACTCGCATTTGGAAAACTTCTCTTAAATTTTGCTAGAAATTCATAACTGGGATTTTGATAACCACTTTCCACTTTGTAGTAGTACGATGGAGAAACGCCTATTCTCTTAGCCATGTTCTTTTGAGACATATGCAAGCTCTCCCTGAATTCCCTTAATTTGTCCATTTAGATTTATCCTTTCTATAACGTGTTTGATAAAGCAACAATAACAACCGCAATTTCCGATTGCTTTCTTGTTTTTGCTTGTGGGGTTACGTTTTTCCAGCTCGCTATTCTGTCTATAGCATTTCTTAAAACAGCTTATTGAAATCGTTTATAAGATTTTCTAGTCTTTCTGTGCCAGATTCTACTTCAACAATAATTTCTTTTAATTTTATGAGTTGTTTTAGATTCATTCTTTGCAATAGTTTTAAAAGTTCTAAAATTTCGTGCTGATTTAAGCCATTCATTAATTTTCTCCTTTTGAATTATGCTTTAAGCGTTATTTTTTTCTAAAAAAATAAGTTGGTCATATTTGACACCATAGACCTTTTCAATTTTTTTTAGCATTAGAACATTTGGATAAGTTTTACCTCTTTCGTAATTAGATAAAACATCATCACTAATTCCTAATCTTTTGGCTGCTTCTTTTTGAGATAATCCTAATCTATCTCTTGCAGTTTTTAATGTGTACATTTGTTTTACTTCCGGCATATAAACACCCCCCTCTACCCTAGAAATAACAAGAAAAGACCAATAATAACAACAACAAACCAAAAAATACTAATAATTAACTTGAATATTTCTTTTTTCATATTGCTATTTAAAGTGAATGATGATAGACTTCAATCGTAGAAGTCAATTAAGACTTTCTACGACGAATTTTATTATAGCTAGGAACGTTCCGACGTCCAAAGCGAGTTGAGTTAATTGCGCTATCAATTTTCTCAACTTTTTTATTTTCTTCTCTAGATCATTCACTTTACTACCTCCCTTCCACGCCTATATAATATCACGCTTAAAGCGTAGTGTCAACGGTTATTACGTTTTTTTATGCTTTTTATTGCTTTTTTTACGTTAAAAGCATATTATTATATTAAAGAAAGGATGATAGACATGTCAGATTTGGGAAATCGTGAAGTAATGGCTGCAAATATAAAATATTTCATGACATTGCACGGAAAATCAAGAAAACAAATATGCGAAGATTTAGGATTTGCATACTCAACTTTTTCTGATTGGGTTAATGGAAAAAAATAT